TTGTGAATGGTGATGGAGCAAAGCCATCGACTGTCATTCCTTGGCCGCTTGGCGCTTGGCGCGCTTGCCAGATCGCAATGGTAATCATTAGAGACGCTTCCTGAATTGCAGGGATTGCTGTGTAATCTGTATAAGTTTCACCAGCTGCGATGCCATAAGGCTCAACTGTGTGGCGTGGATTATCGACAGTATGATTTGTAGTGACATTAAATGATCGAGTGTCAACGCCTGTGATTGTTTTTGTGCCGTTGTATTTAGTACCAGCGCCAGAGATTACTACTGATTGTCCAACATAAAAATAATCACGAATATCTTGATCAAAGTAGAGAGTGCCAACTGTGCCGGTATTGCCATGAGCAATTATGTATTGTTGATTTTTCCATAAAAAGGGCAAGAGTACGTTATCTGCGGCGTCGCAGACAGATTGCAAGACTGCATCAGTATAAAGAGTTCCAACGCCAAGGGCGGCGCGAAGTTCTGCAACTGTTGTCAATGCCATGCTCTTATCCTTTCTAAAGACTGGCTGGGTAGAAGGGCACTACCCAGCCAGCGACTTAGTTACTTCTTAGGTGAAGTTGAACCAGTTTGCGCCCGCCGCTAACTTAGTGGCAAGTGCTCCCTGACCGAATAGTAGAATGTCTACAGTTCCGTCTGAGTTGATGTTAGTGCGAAGTTGCTGACGAGCACCTTCATACCATGTGTAAGCGGCTGGGTTGATAACAGCCATTGAGTAATCGGCTGTGCCGACTCCGCCAGAACCTTGCATGTAGCGAGACACGCGAAGGTCAAGACCTGCAACGCTTCCCTGAAGGCTAGTAGGTGAAAGTGCTCCACCTGCATTCTGTGGGTTTGCTGCGATGTAGATTGGACGACCACCATCGTTGTAGCTCATGATGTTAGCCCATTGTGCTGGTGTAACCACCATGTTGCGACCAAAGCCAAGTGAAGCTGCATAAACCGCTGCTGCTGCGCTTGATACATACTTTAACAAGCCATCGGCTGAGTTAGCCTGTGCTGTTGCGTTAAGTGTTCCTGCGCCTTGGATTGCTGTAGTTACATATTCTTCAGTATCTTTTGCGTAAGCATATTCCATTTGAACTAGAAGTTCGTCAAGGAATGCTGGTGTTGAATTTGTTAGAAGTTCGAGAGTAGTGATTGCACGACCCTTGAATGACTTCTTTGTAACTGTAATAAATGATGCTTCAAGTTGTGACTCTGTTACTGGGCTGTTCTCGTCGATCTGATCAACTAGAGGAACTTCAGTAATCTTTGGCAGCTCGAAAGTTTTTCCAAATTCCGGCATTGTGCCGCGTGAGATCGAATCGATCATTGGGCGATCTGCGTTAGAAAGGAAGTTGAGTAGCTGTGTGCTTTGTGGTGTTGGGATAAATCCTGCACCTGTTGTCTGATCGTTGTCAGCAGCGCGTAGCCATTGACGAGAATCTTCATCACCGAAGACGTTAGCCTTCAATGTGTTTTCTAGGTAGTTACGCTTTGTAACTTCGATTCGAGGTGTTGTGTACACCATCGCTTGCACAGTAGGACGAGCAGCTTCTACAGCCGCAGCCTCTACTGGTGTTGCTTCGACTGTTGTGTCTTCCACGACTGTCTCGCTTTCTGTAGGTAGGTTTTCTTCTACGGTTTCGGCTGGCGCTTCTTCCGCTGCGATCTCTAATACTTGAGCAGACTTAAAGGCTGGCTCAGTTACTAAAGAAACTTCTTTTAATTTAGCCGCTGTAACGACTGTGTGGCCATCGCGTGATGGCTTTGCTGAGATGATCTCTGCGCCGATTGAAAGGCCAGATACCAAGCCTTCGCTTGCCATTACTAGGGCATCAGTACCGGCACTTGAGCGAGATAACTTAAAGGTGGCGTAAATGCCATCTGCCTTAGTCTCGCTTGCTGTCATTCTTCCGATGGGCTTCTTCATATCGTGTTGGCTAAAAAGTTTGATCTTGCTAACGTCCTCGATCTCGATAGATCCAGATTCGAAGGTGTAAGCGCCAAGATTAGTCTTGCCGATCTCGCCTGTACCTAGCGGTACGATCTTTCCTGATATCTCGCGGCGGTCTTCGCTGCACTCGATAGAGGATGCTTCAATGTATAGCGTCTCCATTAGTCATCACTTCCGTTAGGTGTTAAATCTTCCATTTCCATTGCTTGCTCTGTAGTAATAAGTCCTAGAGATAGCATCTTTTCAAGTACTAAGAGTCTTTCCATAGGTTCTACACGCAAGAAGGAAGAATCAAGGTCAAACTTTACATAGTGTCCAGCCGTAGATATATCGTCCATGCTCAAACGTGTTTCGATTGCGGAGATGTACGGTTGGAACGCTAGGGCTACCAGTTGCTTACGCTCATCAAGGATGTTGGCGTATGTCATCGATGTATTTTGATCGGCTGACAGATAATAACTTGGCACTCCGCAAAGGCGGCTAATTTCTGTTGCCAGATTTTGAATAGCCTCGTTGTACATCATGTCCTTCGGGCTAAATCCGACGGTCTCGTAATTTAAAGTGCTAGTTAGATAAGCAGTTGAACGATTCTGACGAGCATTCTTAAAGGCTGCAAGTAACCCTTGCACTTCTGCCGGTGGAAGGTCTGCGCCTGTATTCTTTAGATAACCAGTAGGCATCGGAGTTCCTGCGGCAATGGAAGCAGCCTTTTGTATATCGATCGCCGCTTGAATTGTGCGAGTTCCTGTATTAAGGATGCCTTCATTGAATGCTTGGAATGTAACAAGTGATCCAAGTCCTGACATTGGACGAGGTGATCCGTCAACATAGTACTGAGTAACGAAAGTGTTAGTAATATCTAGATCAAAGGTAACGCGTGTGTTAGAAACCCAATCGAATGATGCTCCGCGTCCGTCTTCAGAATAAATTTCGACAATTTCGAGAAAGGCTTGACCATAGAATAGAAGGCTGTCGCACAACCAGGAAAGGGTTACGAATTGAGGCTGTGACTTTGAAAGCTGATGAACCCATCGAGGGGCTGGTATTTCTTCGCCGGTGGACTTTTTCTTATACTCAAGCGGAATAGTTCCGACTGTGCAGATTAAATCGCGGCATCTTTTAAGAGCTGGAACGCTCATTGCATCGCGGCGTGAGATAACTGGAAACGTGAAATTGTAGATCGCGTTAATACTATCGCCCATGATTTGCGGCGCGTATTGAGCCTCTACTACTTTTGGCTTACGATCGAATAGACCCATAGATGGCAATTATACACTACATATAGTTTATTCTGTGTAGATAGCCGCTACCTGTTGTGGTTTCATTAACATAGACACAACCATTGCAAGAGATATAGGTGCAGAAATATCTCCAGCAGACTTTCGCTTAACTATCCGCCAAGCGGCATCGTTGATTTTAGCTGCGCAGTTATTCATCTGTTGGATTAAGTTAGCCTGACCATTGTGTACTACGCGATGATTGACCAAGCCATCGAGCAAGTCTCCGCAAGCCTGATAGAACTGCTGGCCTGAGATATCTTGGATCATGCAGCCAGCATTCTGTAATCTTTCAGCGATCGAGGCTGTTGCGTACTTGTCGTAGCAGATTTGGCGCGGACGATACTGATCGGCCCATCCTTTTATATCGGCAGCAATCCTAAGATCATCGACCGAGACTGCTGACTCCCAAGTCTGCAAGATTCCAACGCCTATTCGCCCATCGGGGAGTAATTGACCGGCAACTAGCGAAGCATTGCGCCTAGATGGTGATACATCGAATGCAAAGACTGTGTAACCGCCTGGCGGGATCTGCAATTCGCTATCGCTAGTCTCCTCAAGAATTCCATGAGGCCATGGGCTGGAAAGACTGTCAATCCATTGGCAGAGCAATTCTGTCCGAGTATTTTCTATCGGAGAAGTTGCAACCGATTCTTCTAACGTCTCTTTAGTTACTAGATAGCCCAAAGCAGGGTTAGCAGACGCCCAGGCTTTAGGATCATCGATCTTGCAGTATTGGGGAGCGCTGTACTCGTAGAAGCCGAAAGACTTAGGCGGATTATCTAAGGCTCGTTCTCTAAGTTGATTAAGTACTGCGCTAAAAGCATCTCCAGCGTTAGAAGTTAAGAATGTGTGAGCATTAGCCCTAGCGCGAGTCACCGGCATCGCTGCTCGGTATCCATCCTCTGACCATTCGCGGATTTCATCAAGAAATAGCGCATCTGCTGATCTACCGCGAGCGCCGTCACGAGTAGCTGCTACTACATCAAGTCTGCGACCGTCTTTCATCTCGATTGACTCTGTGCCGTTTGCATATCGGATCTGTTTGACCAAAGTCATTAGATTTACATTGCTTTCAAAGACTGAGGCCACTTGCCTAAAAGTATCGAGTGCCATCGAGCGATTAGATGAAGCAATAATGATATTACGGCTATCCCACTTGATCAGATGAGCCAGGATAAGCATTCTGGTCAGGTGAGTCTTGCCATTCTGCCTAGCGACAAGAATTAGGTTGGTTTTGCGCACCCAGTTGCCCTTTGCGTCAATTCTGAGCATATCTCGCAGCACGAATTCCTGCCAAGGCAATAAAGGCAGCTCTATAAGGTTGGCTAACTCAATTACATCATCGACTTTAGATTTGCCCTTGAGATAAGGACTGTGAAGCCTTGGTTCGGTTGCCCCTCGTAGCGGTT